ATTGGGAACTTCTTACCGATCAGTTCCGCAAATTCATCATCAAGCTTGCGCACCAGATCCATATATTGAATCTGCTTTTCATCAGTCTCACCTGTAGGCCATTCAGGTGTCTTAGCTTGGTACTCCTCTGCCCATGCTTTGACTTGTTCAGCTTTATCTTCATATCGAGTGCGAAAGAAAGCATGAAAACCTTCTTCGTATTGTTCGTATGTCCCAACTTCGTAAAAGACCATCACGCCACCTTCAACCGTTTCATTGCTTCTTCAATCCAATTGAGCACTAAGCCGCTTTGAACTTGCTTTGTAGTGCCACGAATTACAGTCCATCCGTGAATAGCTGCAACTGAGTATTTCTCGCAGTCTGCTGTGTAGCCTTCGCCTCTGGTGTGACGTCCATTGCTAAATGCTCCACCTTCGACTTCGACTAAGATTGGATAACCTTCAATCCGAAAGTCCGCCTTCCAACGACGCTCAGGATGGAATCTAAACTCCTGTTCGTAAGCGATCTTCATCACATCTAGCTGACGGCAAAGCATTGCTTCGCCCTTGCTAACACCTTGTCTATGTTTCAATGGCACGCTAGAGCGCGCCACTGGTTTTGATCTAATGCGTTGAGCCTCTTTGAATGTGGTCATAGCTCAATCCTATGGTTGGTTAGGCTTGCACCTTTTGAGATGGCCTCTTCTGCTTTCTTGCGATGTTCATCGTATTGATCCCCCTTGAGCGCTTGCTCTATATCAACCACAAGATCAGGTGATTCGTCATAACTGCCTGTGTAGTATTCAGTTAGCACTGCTAATGCAGCATCCACCCGCTTTTGCAGCTCTTCATTTTTCTTACTCTCAAGATCAATTACGTTATGCAAAATTCGACTATCTTCACTGATCTTTAATTGCAGCTCCTCCACTTTCGCTTGCTGTCTTTGAAACATCCACCAAGCTCCATTCAAACAACCTATTGAGTAGTCATGTACTGTGTCTGACCTAAAGTCATTACTAACTTCATCAAACTCACACATCTTCAATATATGGGTTAAGGATGTTCCAGATGCCTCAACCTCAGCCTTAAACTGTTCTAATAGTGCTTTCTTATCCATCTCAAACATCCTTAAACAATGCACAACCAATAATTAGGCTTTTAACAACTGACGTTTCTTGGTTGCACTGCCGTAGGTTGTATGTTGAATGGACAACTATCAAAATTATTAGAGCGATAGCCACAAGAATGATGAACCACGGGAATTTGTCATAGTTTTTCATTGATTTTTGACCTCGCAGCTAGGCAAAATGTGGTTTTCTATGGGGAAGTCGTCGCCCATATCATTTAGCAGTTCCATGGCTCTGACTTCTTCTGCTTCGCTGCGTCCGTACCAATAGTTCTCAAACCCCTTAGTACCTTCTCTAAATCCCGCTTTGATTTCATTTTGTTTGGCAGGACGAATATCCGCATATGGAGGGAATTCACTAAAAGACCTTGCACCTGCCTCATCCCAACATTCACGCACCACAATTGAATCGCCCAAGACAGCTTTGACATAAAACAATCGACTATATGGCAAGCTGTGATATACGATCTTCTCACCAGCTTTGTATTCTTTAAACTCACTCATGGCTGGCTCCGTATATTGATTCGTGGTCTTTACACATAACCACCTCTCAATCCGTAATATCAATTGTGTAAGACATGAGAGCTTCATAAACCCGTGGGTCTATTCGCTCTTTCCATTCATTTGCAACGGCCTTAATGTGTGCTTCTTTTGCTGCTTTATATGCATAGAATGCATCTGTAGGATTATTGAAGCTTCCGATGTGTTTGTTCCTGTTTCCTTCCTTCACACTAACCTGAAACTTGTTATCTCTTTTATGAAAGCACACCCCAATTGGGTATATCCCTCTTTTAGCCTTGCTGTTCGTAATTAATACGTTGATAGCTTTTGGTACAAAGCAGCATCGTTCCAATGAGTAGTGTTTGTTGCCTTTGCAGATAATGTCTTTATCAAAGTTCCATCCTTCAGTAATGGCTTCCGAATAACCTTTAAGACTAGAAACATCGTTAATAAATGAGGTGAAACTCAACCAATTGGGATCAACAGTTGAATCTCTATAACTTGGGTTACGTTCCTGATATTTTTTGCAGTGAGTTCTCTCAAGCATTCTGTGCCACAAGCGATATTCTGGAATGTGCCCACCTGTTTCAGCAGCATAGGTAGTCCCAACCCAATCATTTACACCTACGCCATACACAAGCTTTGAAGACTCACGAATAAACTGTTCTGGTTTCATTGTTGTTCTCCGTCACGTTTGGTAATGGCTTCCTGCTTGAGTTGGTCTAGCATTTTTAGCTTTCTTAATTTCTCATAGAGATTCGCTGCTGCTCTGGTTTCTTTATTACGAGTGCCGAGGTTGTAATCTCTGCGTAACTTCATCATTGAGTTGTAATCTACTAAGCTCATCATTTGCATTTCTCCTCAGCAGCAACATCAGCCTCTTTAATCAAAACCAAGTACCGCTCAAAACCAAGTTCACGCTTAATGATCTCTTTGAACTGCCAATGGATCTCGTTGTTCCGTTGATTAGCAGTTTGAACGTTTAAAACCTTCTGCTTTTGCCCCTGAACGGCTTTAACAAGTGACTCGCCATGCTGGGTTTGTCTTTCAAGCTGCTTCTTAAGTTTGTTAATGCGTGCATGGAGTTGAAGGTTTTCGTTGTGCAGTTTATGGTTGCCTTCTTTAGCTAATCTAAGTTCATGAAACAAAGGATCATCTGAATCACGTTGACGCTTGATAATCGCTAAACGCAAGATTGCTCTAAAGCGCGTTGTTCGCATTACCTTTTGAAGTAACTCTTCGCTTTGCGTAACCTTGTAAGCTTCACCCCATGCTTCTAAATACTGGTTAGTTGTTTGAAGCTTCTCTTTAAGCTCCTCAACTGTGAATCGATCAGTAAAGTGCTGCTTGTCTACCCACTCAACCGTGTTCGCTTGGTTATCAAACCATTCTGCTTGTGCATTCATGCCATACGCTCCTTGTATCGACGGTTAGACTCATTGACACAGTGGAGACACTTGTTAGATGAAACGTAGCGCTTAGTCGATTTGCACTTAATACATGCCTTCCCATCAAAATAGAGTTGTCCTTCTTGTTTTGCTTTCAAACGCACTTGAAAGTACGGGTCTTTAGCATTACGTGTCTGAGCCACTGAATTAGCCATTACTCGACGCATAGCGTCTTGAGGTGTCTTCTTAGTCGCATTGTTGAATGCTTTGTTATGCGTGCTCTCACCACGACCTAGGACAGTGATTTGATTGCCTCGTTCTACCCATGCAGCAATCTCTGCGCTAAAGTCTTGCTTGATGTACATACTTGGAGTCATTGATTCGATCATGCTGCACCACCCAATAATTCATTAACTTTTTCTGTTGGATACAAACGGGTTCCCATTGGGTCTTTCTTCTCGTGACGTTTGAGGTAGCCCGCGTCAATTAGTTCTTTGATGTAGCGCTGCACTGATCTACGGCTTAGATCAGGCAATGCTTTTTTTTGAACTTCTCTGGTTGTCGCTACTGGAGTAGTTCTTACAACTTGAATCACCTTTGCAAAGCGCTCAAAGATAGCGATATGGCTTTTAAATTCTTCTTCACACCAATCGACTGTTTTATTATCTAGAGGATGTTTCACGCTGCACCTCCAAACCCTTGCAAGCTAGCGAGATAAGCAGGATCAAGATCTGCAAATGTTGCTCTTGCTAAATCAGTACCTAGACGTACAGTTCCCACCTCTCCATCACGGCACTTTCCGATGATGATTTCAGCAGTTCCTGCATCTTTTGAGTTCTTGTCGTAAACTTCGTCGCGGTAAATGAATAGAATCACGTCCGCATCCTGCTCCAATTGGCCAGATTCGCGGAGATCAGCATTAACTGGACGTTTGTTAGGTCTGTTCTCTAAGTTGCGGCTAAGCTGAGATAGAGCGAATACAACGCAATCAAATTCTTTAGCGATTGCTTTCAACCCTTTTGAGATTTCACCAATAGCTTTAACTTGGTTGTCGGTAACTACTGGGCTTTTCATGATTTGCAGATAGTCAACGAAGATTGCATCAACACGACCAAACTTTGTCTTCAAAAGACGCGCTTTTCTGCGTATATCCGAAAGTGAAGCATTTGCCGTATCATCAATTGCAAACTTTGAATGCTCTAACATCTTGTTCGCATGGACCAACCGTCCCCAATCTTCATCCTCCAGACACTTAC